GGGTATTGGTAGTTCGGTGTCGTAGTACATATCAAGCAATCGCCTGTATGCCAAGTCTTCTTCTACCGACAAATGGATGGTGTGACTGATGTAGTCACCTATGTGAAAATTGTAGTAATTCATTGATTCCTTCGCTGTCCTCCAAAAACAAAGAAACGAACGGCAGGCGGGGAGGCTCGCTTTTCGGCGGGTTAGCTACCCCCCACCTAGCCGTGTTTCAAACTTATTCTAAAACCATTCAGGTTTCAGCACCATTAACTGATACAGCCTACCTTGCGGCAAGGCTTTCCATTGCCACACAGCCCCTCTAGACACGCCCAATAGACGGGCTAAAGCTGATTGTGACCCTGCAAGGGTGATGGCTTGTTCTTTTGTCATGTGTGGATTTTACTACACATTAAAAAAAAACAACAAATTAGGGTTTATCCCTACCCGAAAGTCTTGTTGTCTGTTTAGATGCCTATACAATATCAATCAACCCGCACACATTGCAGCGGTCTTTTTAGGAGTAAGCATGAAAGTATATGAAGTCCACAACCCAAGTTTTAATGACATGACATTGGAGCAGCAAATTGAAGCTGGCTGCAATGATTGGTGCGTAGAGGGACATAGCGGACACAAATATTACGGACAAACAGCAAAAGAAGCTCTTGCTATTGCAGCGTCTTATTTTTACCAATAAACCCACGGGGCTTCGGCCCCATCTTCAGGAGCAAACAGCATGAAACAAAGTTACGTTGTCGAATGGAATCCAACCCACACCGCTGATGGTTGGTCACGCATGGAATTCACTTCCATTACCAAAGCCTTAGGCTTTATTTCCCTGATGGCAAAACGTGGTTGCCATTGCCAAATCTTCAAAGCATAAGGAGTACACCATGTTTGACATAGAGGGGCCTTTCCCAAATCAGCGCAAGAAAAAAACTGACCGCATCATCACTTGCCTCACGTTGGTGGCACTTGCCATCGTTGCCCTCGATCTTTTTCTGTGGAGGCCGTAATGACTGCTAACCAAGTTATCGCAAATATTGCCGCTACCGCCGACAGGATGTATGCAGGGCAACCCGCTGTTGACCGCCTAGCGTTTCAGATCGGAATGCTGGAAAGCAAAGTACGTGAATACGTTTACCTTCTTGACAGCCTTCAACAGGAAGTTGCAGAAGTCATACAGATTTTGGAGGATTAATGAGAGTGATTACCTACCCCCTACTTTGCTGGTTAGCTGTAATCACCACAGGTTGCAGCACATTCCAGCCACCCAAGCCGCCAAATCAGGAACTGGTTGTGGATGCCCGTGTAGCCCCTATGGGTCGCAATGAAGTCATTGACGCTGTAAAGCAATGCGAGACATCAGGGCTTCGTGCCATTCCTTTGTATGCAAAGCGGCAGATTGCAGGCTATTCCGTGGAAACGGTAATAGAAGTGACCTGTGGCCCTAAATACGTTTATTGATATGTCCCAACAACAATTTTACGAAACAGTACAGAAAGAAGAACTTTATGCAGAAGATAGCAACGGCACTAGTGAAAGCACAGAAAACTTTTGCGCCAGCCTTAAAGACCGCCACGAATCCTCATTTCCGCAGCAAATATGTAGACCTAGCATCTTGTGTGGAATCGGTTATAGACGCTTTAAACACAAACGGGATATTCTTGTTTCAGACTACTTCGGAACACCCTGATGGGATTGTCTGCGAGACAAGTTTCTTGCATGAGTCGGGTGAACGTCTTGATTGCGGGAAATTGTTTTTTCCTGCTCCAAAGCAAGACCCTCAAGGCTTCATGTCATGTTTGACTTACATTCGCCGTGCGTCTTTGATGGCGGCAACAGGGCAAGCACCTGAAGACGATGACGGTAATGCCGCCAGCCGCAAGCAGGAGCCAAAGGTTAACGCAAGTGCTATGGCTGACCACCTTGCCGCAATTGATGCAACAACAAATAAGGAGGAGTTGCAAACCGCCTACGCAGCCGCTTATGAGGCTTGCAATGGTGATCAAACATGGCAATCACGGGTGATGGCTGCAAAGGCCGCAAGAATTAAAAAAGCAAAGGAGACAACATGAGCTTAGAACTTCCATCCACATGGCCTGGGTTAATGGCTACAGCCGAACAACGTACAGACGAATGGTTTACCGCACGTTTGGGCAAGGTCACGGCCTCTAGGGTGGCTGATGTAATTGCCAAGACCAAGACAGGCTATTCGACCAGTCGTGAAAACTACATGGCGCAGCTTGTGGTGGAACGCATGACGCAAAAACCCACAGAGTCTTATTCCAATGCGGCTATGCAATGGGGTACGGAACAGGAACCGTTTGCTAAAGCGGCTTATGAGTTAGCCAAAGACGTAATGGTAGAAGATGTAGGGTTTGTGCCTCACCCTAACATTCCGATGGCGGGGGCTAGTCCTGACGGGTTTGTGGGGGTCAATGGCTTGGTAGAGATCAAATGCCCCAACACGGCAACCATGATTGAAACTCTGCTGACCAAGAAATGCCCACAAAAGTATTTCACCCAAATCCAATTCCAGCTTGCCTGTACGGACAGGGTGTTCTGCGACTATGTGGTGTTTGACCCCCGTATGCCTAAACACTTGCAATTGTTTGTCACACGCATAGAACGTGATGAAGACTACATTGCTCACATAGAAGATGAAATTCAGACTTTTCTTGAAGAAGTCGATCACAAAGTCAAATTACTCAACTCACTAGGAAATCCAAATGTCTAAGCTCAAAAAAGAAATCAGTTGCATCGTAGGGCAGTACACCAATGCCCAAGGCGCTTCTAAAAACCGCTACCAACGCATCGGCAGCATCATTGAAACCAAGAACGGGGATATGTTAAAGCTGGACGTTATTCCGCTTAAAGATGGCGGTTGGGACGGTTGGGCTTACTTGAATGACCCTAAACCAAAAGACTTGGGGTTTGACGATGATTTTTGATCACATCAGAGCTAGGTCTTCAGACCCTATCACCTCATTCATGGCGGCTGACGCTGCCCCTAAATTTGCCAAAAAGCACGTTATTACCATTTTGGAGTGCCTAGCAAAGCACGGGCCGTTAGGCAAAGATGGCATAGCCAAACTTACAGGGCTTGATGGCGTTCAGATTTCTAGGCGGTTGCCTGAACTGCAAAAGGATGGGTTGGTTATGCTTACAGGCAAAACCGTCAAATCAAGCACAGGCAACCAAGAACGTGAATGGCGCTTGGCAATACCATGCTAGAAATCTTTTTGCTCTTATTGCTTGGCGGTGCGGTACTGGTGCTTGCGGTCTTGATCGCCATTCATATCCTTAAAGACTAAGAAACATCGCTCGTTCATCAATACGGCGGTTTTGAAGCCCTTTAAGAATCTTGCCGCCTGCCATGCAATATTTAAGTAGCTCATCTGCTGAGCCTGCCATATCGCCACGCAAGGCTTTTTGACGTAGCGTAGATCGTTGCAATGTGCCTAGCCCTACATTAAACGAAAACGACACTAGGGCATCAAACTGCCCTTGAGTTAAAGGTACAGGCACAAACTTCTCTACGCCACGCTCAAACCGCTGTAAGTCTGCGGCAAGAATGGAATCCAATTCTTCTACAGAAAACTTGCGGTTGTCTTCAGGGCGCAAGGGGTAGGCATCACGGTCTTCTATCTTTAGCTTGCCCTGCTCGGGGTAAAGCACATGACCTACACCAATAGTCCACAGCTTTGCGGGGCAGCGGTATGGGTTTTGTCTTATGCCCTCATGGTGCTTAATGACCGCAAGGGCTTTTGGGCTGACGTTCATTTACCAAACGCTCTGCCGCCAAAGTGAAACGCTATGATGGACGCAAACAGGGTTTGGGTTTCATTGTCCCAAAGCTGCTCTGCCAGTTTTTCAAAAGATACGTTTGAACTGATACCATGCCATGCGAGGGTCAGGTCGATTACTACAAGCAGAAAAAAGAAGCCGTAGGTAATAACGGGTCGAACTGAAGCGCGTAAGTTGTGCATCCATTGGCTAGTCCCTTCGTTCAGGCTGGTGTCATGTGCGTAGATGGCTTGCATCTCCGCTTGCTGTGCGCCAATTAGAGCCGTTTTTTCTGACGATTTTGTTTCAATTTCTAGTTGCTCAGACTTGATGTGTTCAATGCGTTCCTGTGCTTCAAAACCAGCTTTCCGCATTTCTAGCTCACGCTGAATCTGCATTTGGGCTAGGGCAAGCTCATGCTTTTTGTCGGCACGGTCTTGGAATGCGTCTAGCAGCTTGGGCAAGCCGCCCATCAGGAATGAAACAATGGTGGAAATTAAAGTAATCATTTTTTCTCGCAGGTGTGTTTGGCACGTTCTTCAAGGATGGCAATCTTTTGGCGGTTGTACTGGATGTCGTCCCTGTTTTTTTGAATCTCTAAAGACAGGTCTTGGCGCAGACGTTCACGGGCAAGCTCGGCTCCTGTGTTGGTGGCTTGTTTGTTGTCAGACGTAACCACTAAGCTAATTTTGCTGTTCAGAATGGTTACTTCATGGCTCAAACTAGACAGAGCATTCATTAAATAAACCACGCAACTAAACAACAAAGGCAGAATGGCAAACGTGATTTTTTCAATCAAAGCGCCTTTTGCGGCTTCTTTAGGTTCGTCACTCATTTGTCAGCCTTTTTGTCTAGCTTGTCAAAAATCTGCTTGCAGATGTCTTTAAGCTCATCAATGTCCCTGCGGTAGTCGTCCTTGGTGACGTAGCGCACATGGACATCTTCTAGTCTGTCTTCTAATCGATTCAGGCTTTTTGTGATGTTGTTCAGCACCCACCCTGCCAAGAAACCTGCACAGGAAACCACAATGTTAAAGATTTGCTGGTTGTCCATGTTAGGCCTTCATGATGTACGCCAAGGCGTAGTAAGGCGGCAAGTTTTGGTTAGTGCCTGATGTTCCTGCAGATGCGTTGGTGGTTGCTACCGTAACACCAGTTGTCGCTGTACTAGTGTATTCAACATAATTCGTGGAAACCCCTCCTGTAATGCCTGTATAACTTGTTGGATTAGAGTTCCCAAACGACAAACTTCCAGCACTATCAACAATTGCGGTTAAATGCCTATGACCCGCATCAGTTACGGCAGAAGTTGCTGTGTGGGTGTGGCTTACCACAATTGAGTCAGCAGAGCCACCTGTGGCGTTTACCGAATAGGTTGAGCCTGCGCCAACAAGAAATCTGTTTCTTAAATCAGGTGTGCCATTTGCTCCATCGCAAAGATACCAACCCGCAGGAACGCTCCCAATTGCACCTGACCACAAAGAAATTAAGCCAGTTGGAATTGTTGTTCCTGAAGATGCCTGTACACCTATGATTCCATAAATGTTGTCGTAAGTTCCAATAGTCACCGCTGCGCTTGTTTTAACGACAAACTTGTAAAAATAGCCGTATGTCAGCCATACATCTGTAGGAGGTCTTCCTGATGAATCTAGGACGATAGGATTGGTGTTGGCAATAGTGCCGTTGATGGTGGTGTAGGACGCCAAGGGTGTTGTAGAACCCGCTTGATAGGTGTAGATCAACCCTCCATTTAAGGGCTGTCCGTTGTTGTCAAAGAACTGTTGACCGTTGCCAATAGGCGATAGATTGACTGCCATAATTTGCCCTTATTTGATGTCGCTAATTTTATTAGTGCCTGTCTGTTTTGTCCCTGCGCCTAGCTCCAATGCTTTGCGTGTTTCAGCTTCTGCTGCCCGTCTTGCCCTCATTTCCATTACAGACGTCCCAAGTTGCATAAAAGGAACCGCTGCGTTCAAACCTTTTTCAACACCAGCTTTTGTCAACCCACCAGCTTTTTCAGCCAATGCGCCCACCAAAGTGTTGCTGTTGTTTACAAATGCGCCACGGGGTTGCGCTTGGGTGTAACGGGCCACGTTGCCTAGTGTTTTAAGCTGTGATGCGGTTTCTGGGTTAAAAATCTCTTGCACGTTTTTAACGTCATCCAAACGCTTCAAAGCCTTGTTATATCCTGCTTGGCTAAAGTTTCCTGTTTCATCAACAATACCTGCCTTGTCTTTGAGCCAGTTGATTGTCCCTGCCGCCATGTGCTGATGGGCTTCAGAGTTGCGGCCTAAGTTGTTGACCATTGTTTGCACGTTTTTGTTAACGCCATTGACTACAAATTTGTCTAAATATTTGTCAGCAGCAACAGCGTCATCTACTGCAGCTTTGTAAGCAGGGTCTTTTTTGAGCAAATCAAACCGTGCTTTAGCCAAAGTCCTAGCTTTGTCAGCCAAGGGTTTTAAGGCTGATGCGCCGCCTTGTAGTGGCAAATCTTCCAATGCCTGACGCACAATGCTTGATGCAGTTGCAGCATTTCCATCACTTGCTTTTTCTGCTTTACGAATTTCTGTTGCCAAGTTAGTACGCATGGCTTCAAATTGCTCAAACGTCATTGGTTCGGTTTTGAACCGTTCAAGTTGCTTGGCAATAGATGGCGGCAAGAATTCTGTCTTGAGTTTCTTGCCCAATGCGGCTTCAGCGTTTTTAGCTATGGTCGCTCCATCCACAGGAAATTGACCGCCATTAGCGTCTTCCAAGGCTTTGTAAGCAGCACGGATGTCTGTATTTTTGGTTTCATCCAATGCTTTGTAGGCATCAATGATGCCTTGGCTGTTTTCTATGGTCTTTGTGCCATAGACATCAGGTGCGGCCCTTTGGCGTATTTCCCCAATGTTTTCAACCAACTGACCGTTTTGTTCATTAAACCGTTGAGCCAATTCAGGGTCTTTGCCTCTGCGGTTTTGCTCATTGGACAATTTAACAATGTCGCCAGTAGCTTGACCCTCTGTTAAACGGACAGGCACGGGTAAGGTGTCAGCTTCAATGTGGCGTTGCAAAGTAGGCAAATTAACTTTGTCCACAGGAATTGCAGACAATGCTTTTTGTAGTTCAGGCGTAGCAACTGACAATGCCTGCTTGATAGTTACCTCAGTAGGCACGGCGGCAGCGCCCATGCTGACCATTCCTGCTTGCGGTGCAGGTGTTTGACCTATTGGTTGTGCTTGTTTACCTACGCCCAATTCAGCCGCAGCACTTTTGTAAGCCTTTGCAATTTTAGGCACGACAGCACCTGCGGCAGTCAATCCCACATCAATAGCGGCTTGTACGTCTTGCACAGGCACACCAAATTTGGCAGCAATAGATTCAGCTTTTTCGCCTATGTTCTTGCCAATGTAGTCCATGACCTGTGATGGCAATGCTTCTTTATAGGCTTTGGTTTCGCCCAATCCTGTAAGTTTGCCGACAGGTGCGGCAATAGGTGCAGCAAGTTTTTGTGATGCGGCTGTAGCTTCTTCAGGGTTTAAACCGAATGCCCGTCCTGCTATGTAGCCAGCCGTTCCCGCTAGGGCAGATGGTGCGCTTGCAACCACATCTGCCGCTGATGCCATAAAGCCTGGTATGGCTTGTTTTGCTTCTAAACCCTTTTGCAAAAACTTGCCCACCAATGATCTAACGACAGGTTTTTCTTCAGTCTTAGATGTTGGCTCTGAAACAATTTGCGGTGCAACAGAGGCGGCTTTTTCCGTAGCAGGCGCAACAGGTTTACCCGATAAAAATGCTTCTAATGGGTCATTAGCAGGAACAGTTTGTGGGGCGGCTTGTGGGGCTTCCTTTGCGCCACCCATAACTTTGTTAACGTAAGCTGTAGGGTCTTTGGTAACAAACCCACCATAGTCAGACAAGGCTTTTTTAACATCGCCTTTGTTACGTTGCACTAATTGTTCAAGATAGGTTTTAGCTGCTGCTCTTGATTGTTCTTCATTAAATGGGTTGAACTCAATGCCCTGCTTGTGAAGCATTTGCACGGTTTCGGGCAAGAATTGATAAGGCCCCATAGCCTTAGTTTCTTTGTTAATAGCAAACTTGTCTTTGCCGCTTTCAATTTTGCGTAAGCTGTCTAGCAGTTGGTCAGTTATGACCGATGCGCCTTTGGCTGGTTGACTTGTTTGCCCACCCGACAAAAATTGCTCTAGTACATCAACCATTATTTATTCTCCGCAACACCAGTTTCAGACAATTGTTTAAGGTTGCGATATTTTTTTAAGAATTCTGCGCGTTCCGCTGGCTTGGGGAAAAGACGGTTTAATTCTTGCTCCAATAGTTTTGCGTCAGTTACATCTTTAATGATGTTCATGGCTTCAAAAATCTTGGTGTCAGCATTCTTATTCCATGATTGCTGGTAAGCCTTCATGTTGTTGTCGCCAAATCTTTGAGCAAATTGTTGTGCGCCATTGGCCTGCATATCAAGATTGGTTTGATCAGCTTGCACCCTACGGGCAATTTTGACCAAAACCTCGGGCGGCACTTTGATCGTTCCATTAGCCACCGCCGCCATGTCCAAACCTGCAACCGTATTGCCGACAGAACCCATTGCTTTAGAGTTGGTAATAGACATATTCGCCAAGTCTTTAGCAAGCATATCGTATTCATTACTGCCAAATGCCATGCGAATTTTTTGCTCAACTTGACCAGGAATACCGCCTTTTTCAAAGAAAAGCTGCGAACCAATTTTGTTGGCTTGCTGCATAACTTCTTCAACATTTCGGCGACCTTGGGCTAAACCCATTTGAGTATTAACTAAGTTGTTTCGGTATTCAGCGCCAGCGGCTTGATCTTTTTCCTCAGTTGGTTCGGCTCTGTAGGGTTGGCCTGCACTACGCACAGGGTAAGGCAATCGCATACCAGGTGCAACCTCTTGCCCTGCTGTAATGGCTGGCGCAGGAGCTTGCAATCCACCTGCCCTGCCAATTTCAACGGTTGGCTTTGCAGCGCCCACGCCTGGGGTAGTAGTAACGGTAGCGCCTGCCTCTGTGGTCTGTACGCTAGGCGCAAATGCAGTTTGCTGTTGCGTGGGCGACATGATGGCTTGGCTTGCTTTAATAAGTGCATCAGACACTTGTGGGCTTGCCTGCATTTGAGAAAACACAGGAATGTAAGACCGTTCAACCAAATTTTTCAAATCTGGGTTGTTTGGGTTTTGCTTAACAAGGTTTTCTAATTCTGCATTAATGATTTTGGGGTCATTGATACCTGCTCGACCAAGCAGCCCCAAAGTTGATGAAACAAGCTGCCTTTGATCTTGCGTAAGATTCTGTTTGGCTTTTAAACCTTCAGTTTGCGCTGTGCTTAGTGTGCTGAACTTGCTGATGTAGTCTGCGCCCGTTAATGGTGCAATCTTTGGAACTTGGGCATTGATCTTGTCAATGTCTATACGCCCGTCCGTCTGAAAGTTGTTTGGGTCAGCAAAAAACGTCTGCATATTGCGCCGTTCTTTATCGGCTTGTTCAGCTACCCCCAACTGAATTTGTCCTGTCCTAGTAAGCTGCTGCTGTTGCTGTAAAGACAACGGGTTCAGTTGTTCAGCTTGTTGGTACTGCTGTACGCCACGGGCAATATTGAGCATATCCCCCAAAGACATAGGCTGGGGTGGTCTAGATTGGGAGGCTACGGGGGTAAAGTCTGCCATGATTTATCCTAGCTCAAAGTTTGTAACGCCTGTGGGTACTGTTCCCCCGCCGCCAAACCCATACACATTGCCGCCACCGTACTGTTGGTTAGCCATAGCCGCGTTTATTGCTGGATTTCTTTGATTCAACAATTGAGATAGGTAGTAAGCATTTCCTGCACCTTGTACGCCGCTACCCAATGCATTACCTGCAGCCACTTGACCTGCGCCAATAGCTGATCCTGCGCCCGAAATAGCGTTTCCTACGCCTTGGGCTGTGTTGGATGAAAGCTGTCCCGTCTGACCAAGTGATGTTCCCCCCAAACCTGCAATATTAGATTGAATGTTGTAAATGTTGCTTCTATCAGTTTGGAAACGGTTGAAAGCGTTTTGGTATTCCTGACTAGCTGCGCCTTGCCCGTAGTTCATCAATCCTGTAAGGGTGTTGCCGCTGATTGCACCGCCTGCTTGATTGGCAAGGTTTAGATTTGCTAAATTGCCTTGTTGAAGCCTAAAGTTGTAGCTAGGGTCAATACCTGCCATGAAGTCTTCAATACCATACTGTTTTGTTAAGTACGGTTTCATAGACATGATGTCTTTTAATGCGCTATAGCCTGCCTCACGGTAGGGTGCTTGTTGTGCGTTTTGCACATCAAACATTTGTTTCTGCAGGGCAGCAGATTCCCGCATAGCATCCGCTTGCGTCTGTGCGCCACGTTGTGCGGCTTGACCGCCTAAAATGCTACCTACAATTGCGCTGCCGCCAATAATCCAAGGCATATCAATCCCCTTTTATCAAAACTTCATCCACTTTAGACGGGTCTTTTTCGTCTGTAGCATGGATGCAATACCAAATAACGTCCGTCAGGGCTTTCACGCCGTGATTTAGACCCGCCTTTATTTCTATGCAGGCAGGTGCTTCTATGATCTGATTCTCCCCCGCATTCGCCACGATAGCTTTACCGCTTGCCAAAATAGACAAATGGCTAAAGCTGTGCTGGTGCTGAACCAAAGTAGTCCCCGCAGGGATATGTGTTTCTTTGGCATAGAGCTTGTCAGCAAAATGGTGAATGATTTTAGGGTCAATCATAGGTTGTAGTAAGGCACTTTATATGGAACACCGTTAACCGTGATGTTTATAAACCCAACGGGGTTAGCAGGCAACGTGGCAGACCCTGCCGTGGCGGTTGAGGCAGAAGTAAAGTTCAGCAGGTTAATAAAGTATTGTTGCCATGTCCGTGTGGGGCGCTTGGTCTGCGCGTCCAAGAATTCCGACTGCGGATAAGGTTGGGATTGTGGGATAGGTAATGCCATCAGTTGTCTCCCGCAGATAGCTTAAGGTTAGCAGACACAATGACCGCTTTCACGGGGTCTGATATTGCCACCTCAAACACTCTGTCCCTAGCCCAACCCAAACGCCGCCAAATGGCACGGTTGGCATATCGACCAATAGCGCCAATAGTCACCCAATGTTCGTTTGACCATGTAGAACCGCCATCGTCTGACCATTTCAACATGGCTTGTGGGTTGTTGCCTTGCCCCGTGGATAGACCTACGCCTGGCTGAAATTGAATCTGTAGCTCATCAAAATATTGGCGCTGGAAGTCAGCCACCAAATGCGGCGCACGGCGTAGCCGCCTGACTTGCTGGCCATCGTCTGTGTAATTGTCTTTGTCTAGCTTGTAAATCTTGCCGTTGGCATAGTCGCCCACCATTACTAAGCCTTGGAATTGGGCGCAACAATTGCCCCTAGCCCGTTCGTACTGTCCAAGGTCATTGGTATAGAGCCATTTGTGCCACATCTGAGATGCTACGTCATAGCACCATGTAAGCTGTATAGACGGAAATGAAATTACGTAAACCTCATGGCCTTCTAGCTGATAAGTCCACGCCACGGCATTGCTGACGTTTTGATTGGTCAAAGAATTTTCTACGGCATGGGTGGAAATGCGTGTGGGGATGTAGCCGTTCATCTGAACAATTTGGGCTTGACCACGGATGTTGCGGCTTAAATAAGCAAATGAGTTGCCCAAACGGGCCACGCTGTACTTTGCGGCAATACCGTGCTGTGTAGAAGTGCCAGGGATTCTTTGTAGTGGGAATGGGCTAGTGCCTGCATCAATCCACACTTCACTAGACACTTCGCCCAACAAATAAACTTCACGGTGGTCAACGATTAGCGATACCAAATCGTCAGGCGCACCGTCTTTACTGCCAAATGAAACTGATGAAGATATGGGCGACAACACCGCAGACGCACCAAACTGCTGTGTATCAGGGTTGTTATAGACAAAGTAGTTGTCAACGATGTCCACAGAAGTTGCCCCTGTAAAAGCCCCGTCTGTGGCTGGCAAGACCGACCAATTCAGACCATAAAGCGTTCTAGAAGTGACGGTTTGAGAGTTATTGACCGTGTAAGTTCCAGCACCCCCCGTCCCTGTGCCAAATGCTGTAATGATGGTTTGGGCAGTTACTGTAGAACCTTGTATGGTTTGCCCCAAGTAAAGCGTTCCGCTAGTCACGGCGGTCACCGTAAGGGTTGTGCCTGATATAGAACCCGTCACCACCGCACCAGCAATAACGCTGTTCATTTGCTCAGACGCTACGGATTGGCTTAAGTTAATTGTGTAAGTACCCACCCCGCCTGAACCTGAACCTAATGCGGTAATCACGGTTTCTTGTGTAATTCCAATCCCAAACAAGGCTTGGTTAATGGCAATCGTGCCGTTTGTGATAGCGGTCACGGTCAGGGTTGTGCCGCTAATCGACCCTGTAAACACCGCAGACGATGGGCTAGAAATGCGCCATGTGTAACGGTTTGTGCCATCCACAATATAGACGTTTACACCGTTGTCTGTAATGCCAACGATACCCGTTGACGTATTTAACTGCCCCACCATTGTTGTGATGTAAGTAGAAGTCAGCGCATAAACATATGGCCCACACACCGCAACCATCACATCGCCGCCCGACAGCGTTCTCAGACCTCTAACCTCTTGCTGATTCTGAAACAGAACAAGTGATGTAAGTCCAGGCGTAGGGTAAAGCGCCACCACGCCCCTGTCGCCAGGCTGCTTTAGTGGGTCAATTTCAGGGACGAAATTAATGCATTCCTGTGCATCTTGGTAGATGCTTGGCGCTTCGTAGGATGGGCCGACAAAGCCAAAATCTGCCATTATCTGAAACCGCCGTCCATAATGAAGCCAGCGTCTTTAGCTCTGCCCACCATAAGGCTGTCAGGGTAACGTGCCACCTGTGGAGGCCGCATATTGGTGCGCTTGATCGTGGCTTTGGCTTGGGCAGCGTAGGCGTTGATCATGGCAATCTGTGTGGCGTTTGCTTTGCCAAACATAGGCATCAGGCGTTCAGCCAAGCACCACCGCAAGGCCATGTTGTAGCCTTGGGGCAGTTGGATGGTGTCGTATAAACCTGAGTACGTCCTAAAGATCGTGCTTGTAAACAAGTGAAGCTCACCACTAGACGGGTTGGGGTACACATAAAGCGTTCCCAATAACTCGCTTGGCTGGTAGTAGATCATCTTTGCCCACGGGCCATTTAGCTGTTTGATGCCCAAGGATTCGTATTCTTCCAAGCTCAGAATGGCTACGGGGTAATCCAAATATCCACCCGCTAGGTTAGTGCCGCCTTGTTGGGTAGCCACCCGCACAAAAGCGGATTCAATGGTCAGGGGGCGCTCATAGTAGGCAGAAATTGCGGTGCTGGCTACGGTTTGGGCCACGCTGACGGTGTATGTGCCGCCTTCATTGACGTTGCCGCCTGCGCCTGTTCCAAAGCCGACAATGGTCGTTCCTGCGGTAATACCTGTGCCGCTAATGGTCATGCCCATAGTGATGCCACCTGCAGTCACAGCGTTGGCAGGGACGGTCAAAGTTGTGCCAGCAATAGAGCCTGTGAATGTTGCGCCTACAGACCCGCTTGGGCCTAGTGTGTATTGGACGGTATTCTGTACGGTTTGGAAGATGATTTCTGTCTTATAGAAAACCATCATGTTTTCGTTTGACCATTGGGCGGTCATGTCATTGAGCATATCAAAGGCATCTTGGGCCTCATCAGCGGTTGGGGATTCCCCTGCAGCCAATGCGCCGATGTCCTTCATGGCTCGGCTGATAATGTCAATGGGTTGGGTCATAGTGTCACCTTAAATGTGGGGACGGCCCAAGGTAACGATGTGGAAATGGGATTCCGCAAGTTATCTAGCTGCTCTTGCAGTCTTGATTTTATGGCATTCACGCCATCTTGGGTAGTCTCATCAATCAGCCAATTGACCACCTCGGTATGGTGGCAATCCTTTGTGACTGTGTAGGTCTTTTTCATAGACCAGTAGCCTTCTGTTTCCACAGACAGATCGCCATCCACGGCTTTGCAGTAGTATTTCAAAGACTTTAGAAATCCGTCCTGTACAACGGTTTCTGAAATTTTCCAATTAAAGTCAGTCATAGGATGCTTATTTAGGATATTTGTTTTTTACGGCATCAATAGAGGCCTTCCATGCATCCATGCCACCGTGGTACAACAAATCAAGTTGGTCAGGTATGGAGGGGTACTCCGCAGCGCGTTTGCTTTTGTATGCGTTGGGGTCAACCCAAGCATTAACGGCATCCATGTTAATTTCAACCTTGTTGCCATTTTTGTCAAAAGCGCCAGCGCCATCGTCAACAGTTACCACATTTGGGTAAAGTGCGTAAATTGCCAAATGGTTCATGCCGCTATCTCCATTACAGTTATTGAAGAAGAACCCCGTGGCCTGTCGTTATTGTCCGAATCATCATAGCTGCGGTTCAAATAAATTGGGGTGTTTCCATTGTCATATGGTTTACGCCATTGGATTTTGTATGTAGTGGCTGAAGTGGTTGCGGGGGAATCTATATATGTGCCGCTATAAATTGCAAACTCATATTGACCAGTTGAACCCATCCTAGTGTCAGTAAAGCAGGGCAATCTATTGCTTGAAGCATCTCCATTTCCAACTGCTGTAGAACCACGCAAAAATTGAACTGCTACGGATTCACCACTAGCGGCGTTAATGTTTAATGTGTACAAAATTATAATTTTGCTTGTTGCAAATTTCGGTGTAATGGTTACAGACATTCCTGTAATGTCAGCCCATGTGTCAAGGGTTGCGGCAGAAGTTGCAGAAGTGGTGTCGCTTTTGAATGTGTTTACCACTTGCAATACATTACCAGCACTAGCCTGTACCGTGCTGTTGGGGAAAGTTATCCCGTTTGTTCCGTCTATTGTTACTGCCATTTTTATGCTCCCTGCGGCATTGCTGCTTTAATTTCATCGACTGTGCTTGCCGCATCAATTTGAGCTTGCATTGCAGCGTACTTATCACGAACAGCTTGTCTTGCAATTTCAGCAGTTTCGGCTTCAGCAGGAATCGTTGCCTTGATGTCCAACGGCGCAAATTCAGAAGCACGGGCCGCACGGCGCTTGTCGTGGGCGATGGATTTAGCTTTGTTGATGTTTACGGTAATCATTCTGTGTACTCCCATGCGTTACGGAATGTGCGGTCTGTAGGAATGTCAGCAACATCCACAATCTTGTATGGTTTGCCTTGAGGTACATCTTTAGCGGCAATTTCTTCAATGGTTAATCCGCAATCGGCTGGCACAATAATGGCTACACCGCCTTCGTCTGTTGGGTAAATGATTCGTTTTGTCATTGCTTCCTCTTAACGAAAAATAACGGCTTGCACAGCAGTTGGGTCAGTTTGAGTGCCATTAATGTCAACAACATTCAATGAAAAAGTAGTTGTTGAATTTGGCGTTGTGCCTGTTACATAAGAATAATTATTTGACAATAAGGTTGCTGAACTAGCGCCTACAAAATTTGTATCAGGCATTGCAGTTGTCATTGTTACTGTGTAAGAGCCAACCCCATTATCTGTAAGACTTGTTACATTACCACTTGCACGAATAGCTACTGTACCCGTGCCATTAAAGTTTACCCATGCACGACATCCGTATGCAGTAGCGACTGAGCCGTAGCCCGAATTCATCTGTAGGTTGCCACTAGTGTCTAGGGTGAGCGCAGTAGTAGGAGTAGAGCCTGTTTTAAGCTCTAATGTGCCTGACGTATCAGAAGAAATTGCAGTACCGCCGTTGGTGGCGTTTCCTGCTGTGATGGTATTAGCCATTTAATTCTCCTTCAGCGGGTAATGGTGTGTTGCCTTCTGCTACCCACTTTAGGTAGCCCTGGTAATCGGTGTTGTCGGGGTCAAATGGAATAAAAGCGTTGTCTGCCGTGCGTTTCACAACGGTTATATTTTCCGTAAAAGAGTCTTTAATTAGCTGGTACATTTTGTAAGTCCCATTAAAGTTCTGCGCTGGCATAAAAGCCGCTATTTGCATTATTGAAGAAATATGCTCTACCTATTGCGGCAGGATTTGCACTTAAGGTTGCCGAATCAAAAGATGGTGTTCCATCAATTCCTACAGAACCCGAAAGGTTTGATGTAGTAAATGTCCCTATTGTTGCAACTGTTGGCGCGGCTCTTTTTGGCACAGCAAAACTCCAAAGCATTGCCAAAGATGGAATGCTTGTGGCGACAGCATATATATCCACAAAAAATGACCTTGAAGCCGCATTATTAACTCCAAGAGTTTCGTAATATCTTTGGCAAAGCTGTAACTCAGTACCATAAGGACGATAGTCAAACGATGTGGCTACGCTGCCTTTTTCTAGCTGTACGCCTGTGATGTAGAACGTAGCTCCGTTTGTGCCGACTACGCTAGTTGCGCCTGTGGCAGATACATAAAATCCCGCTTGCCATGAGCCAGCAGTAGTGCTTACAGATGAACCAGCACCTATGCTCAAATACAGATAAAGACCGCCAGAAGTATTTTTGGGCCAAGTTCCTGTTGTATCTCCAGCAATAGTTATGGTTTTATATTCCCAAGTATTTGCAGAAGATATTGTATAAGTAAATGCATAACTTCTATCTCCAGCATCATTTCCTATTGCACCACCAAATGTTCCAGTTAGGCTAGAACGAACCCAAAATGATATGGTAATTGTTGAAGCACCAGCCGCACCCCAACCTAAGTCAGCAACATTTAAACCCTCAATGGCTTGCCCAATCATAAATCGGTCGCTAGCACCTACGCTGTAAGCAGATGAAGATGTCGCACCTACATAGTTAATAAATCCACTTGGGGGAGTTACTGAACCAGCATTTTGTTGAACTGTAAATTTGGAGGTTTGCGTATACCAAACTTTACATCTATCTACTGCGTATGTAGAAGTTCCGCTTGAAGTGGAAACACTAGCCCCAGCATTACGCTGGTCAATCACCATCGCACCGTTAATGATGCGGTTTTTAAATCCATACAAACCCGATGAACTCACACCATCGCTGGTGGTCATCAAGTCTGCGTTTACTGTTCCGTATGGCATATTGACCCCTTAAAGCACAACCCAACGGCTGCCGCTTGGTACTGTTACTGATTGACCGCTTGCAACTGTCATAGGCCCAACTGACATTGCACTAGACCCTGATGGAATGCTGTAGCTTGCGGCTACTGTGTTGGAATTTACGACTAAACCGTTACTAGCAACCGTTTGAGGCGAACTTAGATTGCCTGTTAGTGGGTTAAATGTAAGTTTTGTAGAAGATACGTTTGCGCTTGAAATAGAGCCTGTGGTGGCGCTTGTAAACGTCAGATAACGGGTTGCGTTAGTGGTAGTGTCATCTGTAATCGTCAGACCACCCGTACTAGCTTGCCAAGTGGGGGCTGATGATCCGTTGGATGTCAGAACATATCCTGCCGTTCCTGCGGCTGTAAACGCATACGCACTACCTGTGCCATAAGCCACGCCCCCATTGGTTGGGGTAGCGGTTCCGTTAGTGCCACCACGGTTGATTGCAATGGTGTTTCCGTTCCATGTGGCTGAAGTGATAGAGCCAGGGTAATCAAAGGTGTTAGTTGACCAAGACACGTTAGACGGTGTTTGATCGTGTCTGTCCCAAGAACCTGCGGCAGTTGCGTTTGACAGCAAAACAACCGTTGTGTAACCGCCTGATGGCACAGAAACAATCAAAGTTCCTGAGTTGTTGTTAACCGTGATTGCGCCACTAGATTGATTGTTGTTAAACGAAAAAATAGTTCCGTTTGGCAAAGTGGTGGCGTTCGGCAATTGAATGACTTGACCGCCTGACCCTGTGACCAAATAAACAGGGGTTGATGCAACAGTTAGCGTAATTGTGGAACCTGATGCCGCAACACTTGTAAATCCATTGAAGTAAGCGTTTGCGGTAATGTTGTTGCTTGCATCACGCAAAACCACGCTGTTTGCACCGCTGGACGTTGTAACGCCCGTGCCGCCATTGGCTACGTTTAGCGTGCCTGCTAGGGTAACGGCTCCTGATGTGGCGCTAGATGGCGTAAAGCCTGTTGTGCCTGCGCTAAATGTAGTCACGCCTGTAGATGGAGCATTTGCCCATGATGGCACACCTGCCGCAAGGGTTAAAATTTGCCCGTTAGTACCTGCCGCCAAGAATGTAGTTGCACTTGTTGCGCTTTGGTAAGGCAAAGAACCTGCCGCACCACCCGCAAGGTTTGTAGCGGTTGTGGCGCTTGTGGCGGTAGCTGCATTGCCGCCAATAGACAAACTGCTTGCCGTGCCTGTTAAACCCGTGCCAGGCCCTGTAAATTGGGTGTTAGCGGTAATGGTCGTGCCTGTGACCGCCGCCGCAGTAGATGCGCCTACAGTCGTGCCGTTAATCGTGCCGCCTGTAATTGCTACCGCATTGGCGTTTTGGGTGGACATAGTGCCAAGACCCGACACTTGTGTATTTGCAATTGCAATAGCGGTGTTGGTAACAGATGAAACCTGACCTGATGCGTTTGTAACGAATACAGGCACAGATGAGGCAGAGCCATACGTTCCCGCAGTACCCACGGGCGTAATACTGAACTGCGTTCCTGCTAGGGTTAACCCTGTGCCTGCGGTGTAAGTGGACGAAACGCTAAAGTTAGACCAATTGATTGCGGTTACGCCCAAAGTGCCGCCAGGCTGTGCCGTACAGTACCAAGCCGAATCTGCTTGACCTCCGCTGACCACAAACACAATTGCGCCAACGTATTCGTCCCATGTGTCAGCGCCTGGGCTTCTAGTCCATGATCCTGATGCCACCACATAAATGCCGTTGTTAGCCGCTGTGGATTGGTTTTTAACCAAAACCGTGTTACCTGCCACCAAACTTACGGTGTCAATAGTCTGAAGACCTGACAATGTAATGTTGGCGGTGGTTGCGGCATTGACGGGCTGTTTCCAGCTTAGTCCTGCTGCGTAATAGTCCACATATTGCTTGTTGGCAATGTCTGTAGGGCCTGTGGGTGCTGCGGTCACCGTGCCTGACGTAAACGCACCTGTGGACGGGGTTGTTGCCCCTATGGTGGTGCTGTTTATCGTGCTGTTTGTGATATTTAACCCTGATTGATTGGGCGAAATATTGGCGTAAAACGGCGTTCCTGCGGGGCCAATCAGCGAAATTAACGCAAAGGTTGGCTCGGGTTGAAAAATACCCTGAACAGGGACGATATTGGTCGTTTGGGTGACCGCAGCATTATTGGACATGAAAGCCCCTTATTAGTCAGCTTGGCAAGCTGTGATGTACAGAGTGTTTGTGCCTGAACTGATGGCCTTGATGTAAAACGGGGCTTTAGGCGCAGCAATCAGCAAGGGAAAGTTCATTGCGGCAGGCAACACAAAAGAACCTTTGTTGCCTGTAGTGGCAATAGTTGGGGTTGTAACTGTGCTGGAATTGGACAATTCCACCGATGCAACGCCCGTTCCTGTGTTAATCAGGGAAACATAGTTTGTTTGGTCGTTTGTGGTGGCTTCAATCAGCAGGGCTGTGCTTGCTGATGTGGTGAGATCAAGTGCATAGGTGCGACCACTTGGGCGCATTACGGATGTGTTAACCATGATGTGTACCTCTTATCAAATTATAGGCTTGCAAAAAAGAAAAGCCATCCCTT